CTTTGCACTATCTGAGAGCCTACCTTCAACCTGCCGTAACCTATAGGTATTGGGCTACCTTGACTCGCTATGTTTGCATTCCCTCCTTGAAAAAGTAAGGAGCCTTTGGTGCTTCCCACTGTCGCCTCCCCACCATCCAATGTTCCGGGGTCCATTAGAGCGTAACTTATAACCACTTGAGCCACCGCCATAAGTATAGCTTCTACTAGGAATGGTAGCCCAGCGCCGACTATTACAGGCACCAAATCTATCTGCTTAGGGTTCTTGCTATTCAAGAATGACTCCTTGTTCATCCTTTTTCGGTCTACTAAAATATCGTAAACAAAACCCTCCTTCTGCAGATCCACCACTCTTCTCCTGAACCCAGAACGATTGCAATCTATAGCTTTTATGACATCTCTCGGCTTGGAGATCTCCATATTGAATATTTCCCCATACTCTTTAGCCAGTATGCCATGTAGTTTAATTTTGGTCATTGCAATCCTTTACCCTGTTAAGTATACTTACATCTAAATCCATGTTTTTAGGCTTATAAATATGAATTTTTTTAGTTTCCAAGCTATAAATTAAAAAGGGGTCGCAACAACTCTCTGCCATTTTTATGTCAAACTTAGAAGGTTGCTCGCTCCCCTCTATGTGGCTATGGTAAACAGCCACCATTTCACACTTATCTTTGAACAATAGGTAGTCGATAGGATCTATCATAAAGTACTTGGAAGGATCTTCTGATATGTTGTCTTGTTGACTAACGACATACTTGTCTGAAGACCTATCGTAACCCAAAAAACCGCAAATCTCTATATATTCGTTAGATTCGCATATTTTCTTTATGGTTTTTAAAGCTTGTTCTTCATTCATTGTTGGGAAGGTCTTGGGTTGTAGTCATACCCATCTGTCCCCGGAAACCCTCCGAAAGGCAAAAAGAAGTACTCCTGTGTGCTTTCTACAAAATCTGTAGTTTCATTAATATAGCTAACTGTCTCGAAATTATCAGATCTCAAATCTCCATAACCAGTAAGATGCAGGTTGTGAGAAGAGCTGTCTAAAAGTCCGGTTTCTGAACCTAAAGCTCCTGTATTCATATCATACCAAGCTACTAAACCACCTGCACCAGCTTCCCCAGTTAGTGTAGCTAATTCCCCAGTACACTGAGAATACTCCAGAGGCATAAACACATCCTTAAATGGAGCATCCCTAGACACATTTGTCTTTCTTAGTTTTGTCAGCTCATCAGTTGTTAAAGCCCGGTCCCAAACACAAACTTGAGCGATATCACCCATAAAGGACACATTGTGGCGAGGCGCTGTCCCAATTTGTTGAAGCTCGAACAAAGAAAAGAAATCTGGCGTATTGTCAGATGTGCTTACAACACCTTGGGCTTTTTGTTTTACAGTGTCATTCCAAGAGTGAATCAACTGCTCTTTGTTCCAAACAATGGAAGCAAAACCAAAGACGTTTTCTTTTCGAGTTTCTTCTCCAAAAGATTCACTCAAAACGTTCTTTACACCCTTTTGGTAGTAGTATAAAGGTGAAGTCTTTTTTGTTGTGTTCTGGACCCTATTGATTTGGCCATCGTGACTAGAAGAGAATATGGTCTTTATTGAGTCCTGCGATTTTGTATTTCTTAACCAAAAGGTTATGCTGAAAGCTTTTGCGTTTGAGTTTTGGAAGGTTAAAACTGAATTAGCACTAGTAAATAAACTAGCTGCACTAGCAAACTGAATACCGACAGGACTTGACTCTGACCTCTCTTTAAATGAAACATATTTCAAATTTTGTGATGCCGCACCGATAAACTTTTGGTAAGTTTTTGTCTCACTAAACCTTCTTTTACAAGACTGTATGCTTTTACTGCAATTATCCTGTTGCCAATAACTAGGATTCCCCTCTGGGAACTGTGGGTTTGTTGAGCTATGAGCTTGAACACACACATACCAAGTCCTAAAGTAGATTGGCAGTCCGTTCTTGTCCCTATCTATTGTTAATTTTTTGTTTTCAATATAACAGGCTGTAAGCTTATTATCATCACCATTACGTGCCACAAAATACTGATTGTTTGCGTTGTATTCAAAACGAGAGGTGTTGAAATCGTCTTGCAGATCAACAGGCACAATGTTGCCATTTGGGTCTTTGAAAGGTTCCGCAGTTGCTGTTTCTATAGGCTTGCCTTGGTATCCGCAGCCTAACCCCCTATACTGCCAATAGCAATACTTGGCGTTTACAGTCCTTTGGTTTACATCAAAATTGTCTAGATCTGTTGGTAAATTTAACTCAAACTCCACATAATTGAAGTTCTCTAGCACCTTTTGCCCTATTAAATACTTCTCTTCTGTAATCTCTGCGTTTCCATCTGCAACACCGAAAGGATTGCCGCCATCAAAATTGGCATCATCCAAATGTTTTACGAAGACCTTCTTTCTGTATATTACGGCGTTTTTGAGGTCTGAATACTGTTGCAACAATACAGTAATTATCTTATCTGTATTAGCTATTCTCATCTTAGGTCTAGGCAAAGTACCATCCCCAAATATGCCAAAACCTTCTGTGTCTACGGACAAAGGCATGTATTGCAACCCATTCCAGACTACAGGATTCTTGAATACAGAACCCGGATGGAAAGTATAAAACTTACTAGGTTCGTTTTTAAAATCAGGGTATAACAAGAAAAGCTCTAGAACCGCTGTCGGTTGTAGATCCAATAAACTTTTTGCTGCCTTATTCCTTCCTTCAGATGCCATGCTTTAATTTACACTTATTCTCACACTATAATAAAAATAAATAAGGATTACTCCAAAAAATCGTTGACAAATAGGCGATTGTTATGATTATCATAATAAATAATGCAAACAAGTTTCAAAGTCATAGGAACAAGCTCTTTGAGTAGCAGGTTACAAGAAAAGATAGCAAAATGCGAAGATTTCAAATTTACGTCAAGCACCCCATCAGTACAAGCTCTAGATATTAATGGGGAAATATATCTATTGGACACTAAATCTGTACATTTTACAGGTAGCAAAGCTCTAGTACATGGGTTGATTTCAGATGACAAATCATTTGTAGCCAAAGTAACACTAGAATTTAAACAATAAGATGAACCAAGAACTAGTAAGATACAGGGTTTATGACAAGAAAGGTCATTACCACCACTCATATATTTTAGAAGATGATGCTATTACCTGTGCTAAGCACGTAATGGGGTCCGTTAAAATCATAGAAAGCGATTCAGAAAAAGAAGTTTTCGTTGTAAGTAAGAAAAAGAAATGATCTCTATAATAAAAGCATTGACCCAAAGCCTTAAACTTTACCTTGAGTTGAGGAATAGGTTGGCGTTTTTTGAGATAAAGAACAACCATAGAAGGATAAAAAATGAACTCATTAATGAAATTGAAGAACTACGGGCTGCTGGTGATAGCAACTCCTCTGATAGGGCTGACCTCTTGCGGAAGCGGCTCAAGTCCGAAAACGACGACTTTGAACATATATCAACCGTCTTCATTAAAGCTCAAGGCGGGGACTCCAGTTCAGACTCAGGAGGGGATATACACTCCTCCAACTGATGAAATTTGGCACTCTGATGCCCGATATAGAAAACTAGAAAGAGAACTTTTCGATTGAATAAAAACGGCATCCATTACGGGTGCCGTTTTTTATTACTTAAAANCAATATAATAGGGATTGCGCTAAAAAGAACGAAATTAATTTCTGGAATTGCAGTCCCCGTAGTTCCATTGAACTTTAAGATAGATGGGTTTTGGGAGAAGGATACTCCATTTAGGTAGATATCGCTCCCTTGTACCGCAAATTGATCTAATGAATTTAGAGTGAGTTTGGCATTTGGAGACAAATTAACGATAGATCTTTCGATTTGACTATTGATTGAGTCCCCAGTCCCTCGTAGTGTTAAGCTGCTAGTTGAATCTACATTTATTTCTAGCCCAATTGCGGAAAACATAGCGTCCATGTCAGAACCTTCAAAGATGTTCAAAGTAGAAACAACATCGTCATCATCATTAACCCCTGTAAAACCATTATTATTTTGGAAGGTCAAAGAGGTGGATTTTAACGTTACTGAAAACCCATCACCTATTTCGATATTTGAATAAGAGGGGCTATCTTCAAGTATTAAGGCATCGGTTATAGTCAATATGTTAGTGATAGCAGAATCCCTATCTAATTCCAGAGAATCTGATTGGGAAAAGTCCCAGTTTGGGGCATCATAAAAGTCATAAATTTCTTCTTCATCTGCATCCCAAGTGATAACCATATCTAATTTCTTATCTTCACTTTCAGCTATATCTACGACTTCCTCATTGCTGATCTGGATAGGTCTTTGGATATTGATTACAGGGTTGATATTAGGGTTTTCTGTAGGGTTTACTAGGAATACATTCCCTTCTACAGAGGTAATAACAGCGGATTCAGCTACAGAAATAATTGAGAGTAAAGTTATGAGTGTGCGCTTCATTTCTTCTTTTTCAGTATAAAGTTTTTAAGTTTAGTTAGATTCCCCGTCAACTTACCTAACAACCTGCCCAGTTTACTATCTTCAGGTACAATATAAGAAAGCGTCCCCAATAAACCCAAGATAGAAATAATAAACTCAGGCATTGACCCCATGTAAGGAGCAAGTATTTTTTCAAATAAATCTTCCATAATAACTATTTTCTTATCATGTTAGGGAGTTTAATCACATCAGGGACTTGAGTGACTTGATCATCTTCTTCTAGTTCGAATGTCTCTTCTGAATTCTCAATATCTGTTTTTTCCTCTTCGCCCTCTTCAGACTGTTCTTCTTCAGGCTCACCCTCTTCAGATTCTTCCTCCACTTCTTCTTGCTCTTCCTCTTCCCCNTCTTCTTCTTCTTCCTCTTCTTCCTCTTCTTCCTCTTCAGATTCCTCTTCTTCTTCAGATTTCTCTTCCTCTTCAGATTCCTCTTCTTCTTCGGACTTCTCTTCTTTTTCTCCTTCTTCTTCGGACTCTTCTTCCGACCCCTCTTCTTCTTGCTCTTCTCCAGACTCCTCTTCGGATTCTTCTGTTTCTTCTGTTTCTCCTTCAGTTTCTACAGAATCCTCTTCTTTAACAGCTTCTTCTTCGCCTTCTTCATTATTTTCTTCTGTAGGCTCACCCTCGTCTCCTTCGGCCTCGTCAGACGCTTCGCCTTCCCCCTCTTCACCAACAGACCCTTCATCTTCTCCTTCTTCCCCCTTTTCGTAACCTTCTTCAGATGTACCAATGACATCTCCATAACCTTTTTCGGCATATTCTACAATCGCCTCGGTAACGCCACCAAAAGGCTGAAACCCAATTGTTGTCTCAGTAAAATCATTTAAATTAGAGAAAACTTTATGTTCTTGCTCTGCTACAACAGCTATTTCAGTACCTTTTTCTTTTGTTGTTTTAGCTTGGAAGTAAGCTCCACTACCTATGGACATAGTTCCAGCAACCCCAATTGTTCCTACTTTTTGAACCGTCTCTTGTACAAAAGCACTTAACCCGGTGGCAGCACTAGCGGTTTGGGTTGTTGCTCCAGCAGCAGCTGCAGCAACCGTGCCTTTTGCGGCTTTGTCTAGGATATCTTTATTCTTCTCAGCTATTTCACTGAGTTTATCCATAGTGGAGGTCTCAGGAGTTTCAGATTTGACTTCCGTCTTCTTTAACTCAGGCTCTTCGCTAGTCTTTTCACTAGTCTCTTCTGCAAAATCTTCCGTCTGCTCCTCTTCTATAGGCTCTGCCCCACACTCAGAACACACACAGCTCTTTTCTTGCTCTTCTTTTAACTGCTGAAGTAAGGCCCACGCAGTCTCTCTTGCATGGCGGTCCAGATCAGATATAATCTCACTATCTGCTGGATTACAATATTTTTTTGCAAAAGCTATCGCCTCCGCAATTTTTTTGCGATTTTCCCCGTCCATGTCCATATTAACTTACACATTAATTTGTTTTTAAGTGTAATATATTTTACATGGATTTTAAAAATATAATCGGGGAATTTTTTAATGGTGGTTGGTTGATACCCCTGATCGGAGCATCAGGAATGGTAGCTAGAATGCTGACTTACAAAGGGAAATACTCATTAAAAACATTCATTAGAAATGTAATTGCTGCAGCAATATTATCCGGGATACTCTGGTTTGTACTTCAAGACGCCCCTATAAGCGACTTTATAAAAGCAGTGTCTTATGGAGTTATAGGGGTTGTGGCCCCAGAAATCATAAATGGGATTATTGCACTAGCTAAAAAATTTGAGAAGAACCCAGATAAATTTATTAAAAAATAATATTTAATCCTCGGAAACCCTAAACATTTGGAAGTGCGGTGTAGAACCTTGTTGGTATTTGTTTTTGAATATACATACGGGAATCTTCTTCCCTTCGAACTCTACCACCCCCGAAAGAAAATGATTATCCCCTTTTGTCTTAACCCAAAAAGCGCCCATTTTATTTTTCGCCCAACGACTTAAAGAATTCTTCTGTGGTTTTAAGAAACTCTTCTCTAGCTGGACCTGAGAGACTTTTATATTGTTTTTTGAATCTCCTATAATTTCTTCTTGATATTTCATCGTTCGTGTTGAGTATTAATTTTCTTATCTTCTTAGACTTTTTGTTATTCATAATTTAGCTATGTAAGTTTCGCTATCCTTTAAGAAACCTAATCTATTGTAAAGGCTCTTAACTTTTTCTTTGTTGGGGGATTTTTCTGAACAGCCCATTTGTATAAACTCAAACCCATTGTCTCTAGCAAATTTTATTGCTGTAGCTAGAAGTTTATAACCTGCCCTAGGGTTTGAAGACAACCAAATATACTCAGAGAACATATCGACACCATGCCTAGGGTCTTTGTTTTTCAAGAAGACTATAGCCGCATCATAATTGCCTAAATTATTTAGGTTAGCCCACACAAAAACTTTCGAAGTTAAGACCCTGCTATGGCCAAAAGCCTTCTTTATAGAGTCTACCCCATTCGGCAACAGGTAGTGGTAGTTCTTATCTTCACCCTCCAAATCAAGAGCTTTCGTCAGGTCATCTACAGCCTGACAAAAGTCTTCTCCGCTAGCCAACCTTTTTATCACTTTGCTATGACTGCAATAAGCTTTCTAACCTCCTTTACAGGGATGTCGTTAAAGGAACCCCAGTCTTTGACATCCTCGTTCACATACTTCTCCTCTTTCCAGAGAAGCCTTAGCAAATCTTTAAACCCGTCGAAATTGGTTACCTCATGCTTGTCCCTAAGATACTTCTCTAGAAGACCCTTGGGTGTTGTAGTCGCTGCTGAGACAGTAAAGTTTGGAGTGCTTGAGCTTTGTAAGACCTTGGACCCTTTAGACTTGTCTATCTCGTCAGCACCAACGATATGGATGTTAAGAAAATTCCTCACACACCTAACAAAAGCCCTGTTACAGGCGATGGTCTCAAGGAATTTAGACGCAAAAGAATCTGTATTGTCCAGACTAGCGTTTGCAACATCTGTGTAGGTTGTCCCACACGACTCGTAATTTCCGTCCCATTTAATTGTACATTTTGCTGTGACGTAGCCGTCTGAAATATTCTCTACCTCAAAATCCACAGAACTATATCCTCTCATCTTGGCCAACTCTTTTATCCCCCCNAACATAATCAACAANTGATTATCTCTCAAACCTTCTGTCGAGTCGGGGACAGGTTTGCTCCTAATTGTGAACCAGTCCCTATTAGGGTAAAGAAAATCAGGCTTGATCATAGATCTCCAATCAATAGACCCATCCTCATTGAACACATAGTCTTGATTCTTTAGAAGACCATGATCATCTCTTTGGTAAACATCCGGTCCAAAAACCTTCTTCGCCGCAGCTTTTTTAGCTACTTTTTTCGCTGTTTTCTTTTTGCTCATAAATGTAAAAATGGTCTAGTTCGTCCCAATATTCTGGAGTATCCAATACATTGTTGTCGTTGTCAAGACCCTTTTTGTAATGAGCATAGCTAAAATATTTTTTATCTGCCTCAAGAATGTATTTGTTGGTCGAAAACTTGCAAGAGTCAGGCAACTCCATTCTCTCAACCCCTTTGTATCTGGAGTGTACATCGACATCAAAGTATCTATTTCTCAAAACTCCTAGATCTGATTCTTTCTCAGACAAAAGAATAATTTTTATTTTCCAGCTGGCTAAAACGTCAAAGTACTTTTTAGGTATTTTGTCTGTCTCAGCATCCAAAGCGAACATCAGCATCTTTACATTGTGCTTTATACTCTTCAAGACACTCAACTGAATCAACCCTTCTGATATAACTGTAACTTTGTGATTTTCACAATAATACATAAAAGCCTCCTCTTTGAAACCATAATCAGCCCTCAGATACACTTCTTTGGGCAGACCTGTTATTATTTCAGTAGGAACGACCTCTATGATAGGTTGATTGTAGTGTTTACCTATGTGGAAAGTCTCTATATCGACTTTCTTTTCATGCCCTAGTAACTTAAGGATTGAATTGGCCACCTCTTCCGGTTTAATTTTGTTTATATTATCCTTCGGATCATGGTTGGAATAGCATGGCCTAGAGTCCCAATCAGGTTCTAAACAAATAGAATCCTGTCTATTGCTCCAAAATGGTTTGGTGACATTAGCGTAACTATTCCCAAATATACTGACTGTTTTTACTCCTATAGAACTGGCGTATTGAGCTAGGTAGTTGTCTGGCCCTATATATAGCATCGATTTAGAAACTAAATATGCGGTATTTTTAAAGTTGCATGAGACATGTTTATTAACCCCTCTTAAGGGTTTGTCGCCACCTAACTGAACCACCTTTATGTCCCTTTTTTCTAGAAAAGAGGATAGAAACCCTAACACTATTGTATAACTCTTGTAGGTTTTTGACGCCGTCGAAGAGTCTCCACTAATCACTATGTAGTTATTAAACTCTATGGGAAAAAAATGCTGGTTGACAATAGGCTTCCCTATTTTAACCCCTAGGTTCTTTGCGTATTCTTCTACTAGATGAGACATTACTTTAATGAAAACTGATTTTTACTCAAGCCATTGTGTATGTAGCATGGATTTTTTTGTGTCGTCACGCTAGGGTAAAATACCATTTCGAACATACCCCTTTCTCCCCCTCTCCCCTCCAAGGAAAATGTATTATCAAGCTCTTTTTTGTATGGCAGAATCTTGTGAGTGTTTGGGTTGTCCTCTATAAAGTCAAAATACTCAGGTTTTGTAAAGATGTAGATATTATATTGTTTATAATTCTTTTTTAATTGACCCAAAAGGGAATTAATAAGCAACACATCCGTCTCTGACTCTGGTATGACAATAGCGATTCTTTTACCT